CTGGAAGAACCTTTGATGAGGTACTAAGTTTGCTGAAAGACGGCAGGATCAAGGTAGGTTTGTGATGTGGTTTCTCGTTTGGTTTCAATTTATTAACAACGATCTAACCCACTACCAACTGGGGCAGTTCACGAGTGAAATTTTATGCGAGGATGCGAAAAAAGACGCGATGGTTTTAATAACTGGCAGCACAACATCGGTGTATTGCTTTGAAGCTATACCGAACCAAAAGCGGTAATTACGTTGTATATGACAAACATGGAAAAGTTGTTATAATCACGCACAACAAAAACTATGCGATTGCTTACGCAAGGAGCTTAACAGATGACTGAGTTTGAAAAGGCCGACACCAACGGCAGTGGCGCTATCGAAAAACCTGAGTGGGACACGCTGGCCTTAGAGGATCGCAGGCGCAGGTTTGACGATGAAGACGCGAAGCGCGATCAGCAGCGTAAGATGGTATGGTTTGCCTTGATTGGAATGTTGCTGTATCCTGCCTCTATCGTGGTCACGTCAGCGATAGGTTTGACTGAGGCAACTGCTTCACTTACGTCTATCGCGGGGGTGTACTTTGTCAGTGTGAGCGCCATTGTTGGCGCGTTCTTTGGGTTTAACGCCATGGAGTCCAAGCGATGATGACACTATTAGGTAGCCTTCTGGGCTTTGGTAGTTCGTTTCTGCCTGAAGTTTTAAACTTCTTTAAGGCAGGGCAAGAACACAAACAGAAGATGGAAAGCATGAAGCTCGAAATGGAACTCATGAGCAAACGCTCTGAGCTTCAGTTGAGTTTGCTAGACAAGCAGGCAGACATCAAAGAGACAGAGGGGCTTTATAAACATGACAGTATCGACGCTGGAGGGTTTGTTAACGCACTTAGGGGGTCTGTCAGGCCTGTCATCACTTATGCTTTTTTTGGCCTATTCGTTGCCGTACAAGTCGTAATCATGGTTAAGGTTATGAACGAAGGTGGGGACTGGGCTTCAGCCGTTACGCTGATGTGGACCGCTGAAACTTCTGGACTTTTCGCTGCTATTATGAGTTTTTGGTTTGGTAACAGGGCCGTTTCAAAGTATCTTAAAAAAGGATAAATAAAATGGCTAAAAATATGAAGCACTATTTTCGTAATGGCAAGGAACATAAAGGTGCTACTCACAAAACGGGTGGTAAACTTATGTCGGGTGCAAAGCACATGGCGAGTAGCCGAAACCTTGTTCACATGAGCGGGTTGTCGGCCACCGCTAAAAAAATAGCGAAGGGATAATAATATGTATAAGTTATCACAGCGCAGCCTTGATCGGTTGGAAGGCTTGGACGAGCGCCTGATTGCGGTTGTTAACTCTGCCATCCACCGCAGCAAAATTGATTTCGGCGTGATCTGCGGCATGAGAACTCTGGAAGAGCAACGCGCCTTGGTTGAGAAGGGCGCGTCTCAGACGATGAAGTCCAAGCACCTTGACGGCCATGCCGTTGATTTAATGGCATATATTGGGTCAAGAGGGTCTTGGGAGTTGAATTTGTATGACGAGATTGCTGACGCTATGGCCGAGGCTGCTCGTGAAGTTGACGTTCCGATCCGTTGGGGCGCAGCATGGACAGTGTCAAACATAGCTCAGTTCCACGGTGGCACCATGGAAGATGCCATGAATAGTTACATTGATGAGCGCCGCTCACAGAACCGCCGTCCGTTTATCGATGGCCCCCACTTTGAACTTATGGTTTAGGAGAAATACAATGCCCAATAGATCAGCCCCCAAGAAATCCATGCGTCCTAGAAGCCGTAGCGACTCTGAAGGTATGTCCCCGAAAGTGTTGGAGGACAGCACTAAAAGCCCTAACAGTCTGAATATGGACGAAAAAGCCGCACGAGCTAAAAAGATAGACCGCGCACAGCTGAGTGCTGGGCGTCGGAAAACCCTTGAATTAATGGATTCGAGACTCCCCGGCGCATCGAAAGAAAAAAACGAGGAGAAGCAGGGGTTACTAGACCTTTTAGATATGCTTGACGGCAAGAAGAATGGCGGCATGGTCAAGAAGGGTTACATGGGCGGCGGCGTAGTTCGTGTGGGCGATGTCCGTGACAACCCGAACCGTGGGAAGACTTACTAATGCCTACGATTATGATCAGCATAATGCCTGATGGCATCCCTGTCGATAAGATGGACGGGGATGACAACGGCTCTAGCTGCCCGATAGCCACGCAGGACGAAGAAGTTAACGACGTTAACAAGATGTATGCGCAGGACGAGGCGAACTACCACGATGCTACAGAGGACGGTGGGTTCAAGCTCTCTGAAGTCTGCGGCAACTGTGGTGCATACAACCAAACGGAAGACATGATGGACTGCATCGGTGATGAGTCTGGCGATCTTGGCTACTGCCAGATCTACAAATTCATGTGTTCTGCTGACTACGTTTGTAATGAATGGGTAAAGGGCGGGCCTATTACGGCCATGGCTGAAGGTTCAGAAAGGGATATTCTTTAATGGACCTTGTGGACTTTGCGACATACATGTATAAGCTACTACGAGAGCGCGAACAAGATATTGCAAGTGCTCTCGCACATGACGCTGCCAAAGACTGGGAGAGTTATAAGCTCATGGTGGGTGAGATACGGGGCCTGACCTACGCTCGTGAGGAAATTAAAGCCCTGCTGGAGAACCACGCTGAAGATGTCGAAGACCTTATTTCTTCCTGATCATGTAGCGCAGAAAATTAACAAGGACCGAAAAGTTGAAAGTTCAACTGAGTCGTCCCCTGTAGATAGCGCGTACGTTAACGCTGCGGATCGAGTATTAGATCCCGCACTTTTAGATACATCCCTGATGGATCGACTGCCTCAACCTACGGGTTGGCGACTGTTGGTTATGCCGTACCAAGGTACGACTAAAACGCAGGGGGGTCTACATATCCCTGACGAAATCCGAGCTAGAGAAGCTGTAGCTACTGTTGTGGCTTACGTTTTGAAGTTAGGACCTTTGGCCTACAAAGACCCCGGCAAGTTCGGTGTTGACGCAGCGCCATGGTGCAAAGAGGGCCAATGGGTTTGTATTGGTCGGTATTCTGGTTCACGTTTTAAGATCGACGGCGGAGAGGTTCGCATCATTAATGATGACGAGGTTATCGCTACGCTCTTAGAGCCTGACGACATCAAGCACGTCTAGGAGAAGATTATGTCCCAAGAAAATGAAGAGGTCCTTGACGACGAGGACACAGGCGTAGAGGTCGAAATCGATTCTACGGAGGAAGACGAAAAGCCGTCGAAGCCTGAAAGGGTTGAAGCGGAATCTGCGGCGGAGCCTGATGAGCTAGAAAGCTATAGTCAGAAGGTCCAAGGCCGGATTAAGAAGCTGACGGAGAAATACCGTAAAGAGGAACGGGACCGCGAAGAAGCGGTTACCATGGCCCAACGGCTTCTAGACGAGAACACCAAGCTCAAGACTCAGGTTAAAAACCTGGACAAGGGCTACGTCAACTCGGAAGAATCACGCATTAAAAGTCAAGTTGCGGCTGTTAAGCAGCAGTACCGTGAGGCATATGACGCTGGTGACAGCGAAGCAATGTTTACTGCGCAAGAGCAGTTGTCTCAAATGACTCTTATGCAGGAGCGTGTTCGCGTTGCTAAACAGCGTCTGTCTGTCCAGGAAGCCGAACCTGTTCCACAACAAACACAACAGCCTGCCGCTGCCCCGCAGCAGAAGGCCGCTAAACCAGACCCCCGAGCCCAAGACTGGGCTGATAAAAACGAGTGGTTTGGTTCAGATGAAGTTATGACTTATGCTTCGTTTGGTATTCATCGCAAACTGGTTGAGGAAGAAGGATTTGACCCGTCGAGTGATGAGTACTATAGTGAAGTTGACAAACGCATGCGCACGGAGTTTCCACAGAAATTCCAAGCGGCGAAAAGATCGGGCGGAGCACAGGTCGCACCTGCTGGCGCTTCAGCTACCCGCAGTACAGCAAAATCAGGGCGCAGGTCGGTGAAGTTATCACCATCACAAATTGCGATGGCAAAACGTTTAAACGTCCCGCTTGAAGAATATGCAAAATATGTGAAGGATTGAGAATATGACTGACAGAAAACCTCGCGCAAGCGAATCACGCGAAACTGAAACGCGCCGTAAACCATGGGCACCGCCCAGTCACCTAGCCGCACCAAATGCCCCAGATGGCTTTGTGCATCGCTGGATACGAATCGCAATGCGTGGCGAAGAAGACAAGATGAATGTCAACTCTAAGCTGCGTGAAGGATGGGAACCTGTCCGGAAAGATGAATATCCAGACTATGAGGCTCCAACTATCGACGATGGTCGGTACGAGGGTATCATAGGGCAAGGCGGATTGATGCTGTGCCGAATCCCGCTCGAGACAGTAGCAGAACGAACTGCATATTACGGGGGCAGAACCCGCGAACAAATGACTGCTGTAGATCAGGACCTTATGAAGGAGCAACATCCTTCCATGCCGATTACTAATAGTCGGCAAAGTCGCGTATCGTTTGGAGGCTCACGACGAGACTCCGATTAATCTTATGAGGTGCTATTATGGCAAATTCTAACGGTTCCTTTGGGCTACGGCCTATCGGCGTTGTTGGGCAAGGTGCGAATACTACGGGTGCTACCGAGTATCGTATTGCGTCAAACAACAACACAAAAATGTATCAGGGCTCTCCTGTCATTCCTATAGCGGGCGGAACTATCTCTGTAGCGCAAGCTGCTGCTGGTGGTAACGTAGCGTTTTTGGGTGTGTTCTGGGGTGTCGAATACGTTCGCGCAACTGACGGCAAGACTATCTGGTCACCATCTTGGCAGGGAACTTCTGCTGGTGTAGATACAAACTTCCCGATCAAAGCCTTTGTTTACGACAATCCAATGCAGACGTTTACTATTGCGACATCTAATGTTGTTGCAGCAGCGAACACTGAAGCGGAAATTCGTGCGATGGTCTTTAAGAACATCGCGATGGCAACCGCCACTGCGGGCAATGACACCACTGGTATCTCTTCTGCATCCGCAGACTTGAACACCGTTGCTGCCACTGCTGCTCTTCAGCTGCGTGTTATTGGCGTCCAAGACGACCCTGATAATTCTGACTTCACAGTCGCTGGTATCCCATTAATCGTACGTTTGAATACGAGCTTTAATTCCGCCAATGGTGGTATTGCAGCTGGTACGCCTTCGTCCACTGGCGTTTAAGGAGGTCTAACACATGGCTATTTCACGCGCACAACTGGCTAAAGAGCTAGAACCAGGCCTCAACGCCCTGTTTGGTATGGAGTACTCCCGGTACGAAAACCAACACGCTGAGATCTTCACCACCGAATCTTCAGACCGCGCGTTTGAAGAGGAAGTTATGTTGTCCGGATTTGGCGCAGCACCTACAAAATCTGAAGGTTCTGCAATCAATTTCGACGACGCTAACGAAGCATACACTGCTCGTTACAACCACGAAACCGTTGCGCTTGCATTCTCAATCACTGAGGAAGCAATCGAGGACAACTTGTATGACCGCCTCGGCAGTCGTTACACACGCGCCCTCGCTCGCTCAATGGCTCACTCTAAGCAGGTTAAAGCTGCGTCTGTGTTGAACAATGCGTTCGCAGGCGGCGCAACTGCTGGCGGTGACGGTGTCGCTCTTTGCGCCACTACTCACCCGCTTACAAACGGTGGGACTTTCGCTAACACTCCAGCAGTGGCTGCTGATTTGAACGAAACTTCTTTGGAAGACGCTCTGATCAACATCGCTGGTTTCGTTGACGAACGTGGCTTGAAGGTCGCATTGCGCGGCATGAAGTTGGTCATCCCACGTCAACTGCAATTCATTGCAGAGCGTTTGATGGTTTCCAACCTTCGTGTTGGCACAGCGGACAACGACACGAACGCTATCCGTTCAATGGGCATGTTGCCTGATGGCTATGCCGTCAACGACTTCCTCACTGATCCAGATGCGTTCTTCCTCAAGACCGACGCGCCTCGTGGCTTTGTTCACTTTGAGCGGACTCCGCTTTCCACTAACATGGAAGCTGACTTCGACACAGGGAACATGCGCTTCAAAGCTCGTGAGCGTTACAGCTTTGGCTTTAGCGACCCACGCACAGTGTTCGGTTCACCAGGGGCGTAAGTCTTGAACCAGTACTAAAGTCAGGGGCGGTCTTCGGATCGCCTCTTTCTTTTTGTTTGAAGCTGGTGTATTCTGCCATCACTAGGGCAAACATTAGCTTTGTAGACAGGTCCCGGCCCTCCTGACGTTGCATAGACTACAGAGCGAATCCTTATGCAAAGGGTACTATAATGGCTTCGACCACTTTTTCAGGTCCAGTGACCTCAACCGCTGGCTTTATCGGCGACATCATTGTTCCAACATACACAGTTGCAAACGCACCTTCAGCTTCAGACGCTGGCGCTGGCACAGTTGTTTACGTTTCCAATGGCGCAGCAGGCGCAGCGATCTTGGCTTTCTCTGACGGAACAAACTGGAAGCGTTCTGACACTGGCGGCACAATCGCAGCAGCGTAAGGGGTGGGTTATGAGTAGATTCAAACCCGCATCCGCAGAAGAACTAGCAGCCCGAGGAATCGGCGTTGAAAAGGTTCGTGCGCGAAATGAGAACGGCACACTTAAAGCAGATGATCCCTCCACCCCTGATGTGAATGAGGCGTGGACGGATGCTCCTGTTAAAAAGAAACGTGGTCGTCCACCAAAGGTAAAGGAATAAACCATGGCAGGTCCAGTAACCGCCTATAATTGGGCACAGGGCACAACCGCAGCGATTGTTGGTCCTACCCGTTCGCGTCTTCGGCAGGTAGTTATTTACGCTGCCGCAGCGGGTGCGTTCACGATTAAGAATGGAGACGCCAGTGGCACGGTTCTTCTTACCCAGTCGTTCCCAACGGGTCATCATGTGATGAACATCCCAGATGATGGGATCATTGCAACGGCTGGCGTGTTTGTGGCTGCGTTCACGGGTACGAGTAATCAACTTACGATTATCTTGTCGTAGGTGGCTTGAATGGGTCAAGATATCAGATCCATTACTCAGGTGGGAACATCTGAGGTGTTCGAACTACAAGTGGCTCGGGGCCAGATTCCGGGCCACACTCCCCTATACAAATTTGGGTTTAACCCCGACGTTGATAATGCGTTAGAGACAGTTTGGTCTCAAGGCGGTCTTTACTCGTACCTGGCCTCGGCTTCAATTATAAAGGTTTCTAGTAGCTCCGCGGCTGATACGTCTACAGGCACTGGGGCTCGAACTGTTAAACTCAGCGGGTTGGACGCAGATTACAACGAGATCAGCGAAGTCGTAACTCTTAACGGGCAGACTGCTGTTAATACAGTAAACAGTTTTCTTAGGCTAAACAGGGCCACGGTTGAAACTGCGGGCAGTGGTGGTCAGAACGCAGGCGTTGTTTATGGCGGCACTGGAACAGTTACCACAGGCGTCCCTGCCAGCATCTATCTTTCAATTGCGATAGGCGACAACCAAACGTTAATGACTCTTTGGACGGTCCCCGCTAATCACACGGCTTATTTGCAGACGGCGTTGTACGCCGCGGCCACTACCCAAAACAACAAGTTTGCCACAATTGAATTGTTGGCTCGGCCTTTCGGATCTGTGTTTCAAGTCAAAGACAAATTCGTACTAACCATTGGTTCGTTGGATCAGTTTTACAACATCCCGTTACGGTTTGAAGAAAAGACAGACATCGAGGTTCGGTGCATAGGCGACTCTGCCGCCGCGGACATAGCTGTGTCCGCAGGGTTAGATCTTCTGTACATCAAGAACGAGGGTCCGCTCTGATGGCTAAGATCGACAAAGATAAGATGAAGTGCAACGTTCCCAAGCGTCAGATCTCTGGCGGGAAAAAGTCTGTTGTGAAGGCTTGTGACAAGGGCAAAGAAAAGATCGTCCGGTTTGGCGACGCTAACATGACTATTAAAAAGTCAAACCCTGAACGCCGTAAGTCTTTCCGTGCAAGGCACGGATGTGATAAAGGTACGTTAGACAAATTAAAGGCCAAGTACTGGTCGTGCAGGGCGTGGTGACGTTATGAAGGTTGATCTGCAACATGTGATTTCTGTGCTAGCTCTTGGCATGTTGGGTTGGGCGTCGTTGCAAGTGTATCAGATGAACGCGGGGTTGACTTTAGTTTCGTACAAAGTTGACGAGAACTACAACATGATCAAGCCGATGTGGCAAGATTTTTTAGTAAGGGAGTCTGCAAATGGCAATGGGTCGAAGTCAGATGTCAACCCAAATATCCACGCCTTCAGGGGGAGATAGTATGAGAAAACCAGGCCTTTGGGAAAACATCGAAAAGAAAAGAAAACGCATTGAGGGCGGCAGCGGAGAACGCATGCGCAGCCCTGGAGATAAAGGTGCCCCCACTGCTGAAGCGATAAAGGATTCGCAAGGCAAGAAGAATGGTGGTATGGTGCGTTACATGGACGGCGGTTGCGTAATGGCAGGCCGTGGTGTCCGCAAAACGAACATGAGTTGATAACATGACAACATCAGGATCAAGAGACTTTAACCTCGACGTCGGTGAGATCATCGAGGAAGCGTATGAGCGGTGCGGGCTAGAAGTCCGCACGGGCTACGATGCTAAGACAGCACGTCGGTCTCTGAACCTGATGTTTGCTGACTGGGCCAACCGTGGTTTGAACTTGTGGACTGTGAAGCAAGCGACGATCACCTTAACGCAGGGTCAGGGTCAAGAGACTTTGCTCGACGATGTAGTTGATTTGTTGGACGTAGTTCTTCGTCGCAACAACACTGACTACGAGGTTGAGCGTATTAGCCGTGGCGATTACGCTACACTGCCGAATAAAACAACTCAGGGGCGAACAAGCCAGTACTGGTTGAACAGGCAGATCTCGCCTGTCATTAACCTTTGGGCGGTGCCTGAGAACTCAACGGATCAGTTGGTCTACTACTACGTCCGCAGGATTGAAGACGCTGACTCTTTGGTGAACACAACGGATCTTCCCTTTAGATTTTTCCCTTGTATGGCCGCAGGCTTGGCGTACTACATTGCGGTCAAGCGGGCTCCCGAGCGTATTCAGATTTTAAAATCTATTTACGAGGAAGAGTTCCAACGTGCCGCGGATGAGGACGAAGGTCGTACTCCGTTGAAACTGCAGCCTAGTATTCGTTATTTGAGGGTTTAATGTCATACGCTAGCGGAAAACACGCTTGGGGAATATCTGATCGGTCTGGCCGCCGTTACCGTCTTCGTGAGATGAAGGTGGAGTGGACGGGTGCCAAAGTGGGCCCTGACGAGTATGATCCCAAGCAGCCGCAGCTTTACCCGCCTAACGTTGGGCCCGATCCGCAGGCGTTGAGAAATCCTCGCCCTGAATCAGACCTTGTACAGCAGCGGGCTACCCAATGGGGTTGGAGTCCGGTAGGTTACAATTATCTTCCTGGGCTTTCCCCTCCAGATAACTTAGCGCCTGTGGCTTCTGTCGGCGTAGTAACGGTGGTTATAACATGAGTTTTACATACGACGAGTTAAAAACTGCAGTCCAAGATTACACGGACAATACGGAAAGTACTTTCGTAACCAATATACCGTTGTTCATAAGAATTGCGGAAGAGCGCATTTTAAAGAACGTTCAGCTAGATTTGTTCCGTCGGAATGCAAGCGCGACGATGACTCAAGGTAACGAGTACTTGGCCTCTCCTACGGACTTCCTAGCTCCGTTTTCTTTGAGCTTTACCTCAAATGGGGCGAAAACGTTTGTTGAGTTCAAGGACGTATCTTTCTGCCAGACCTATACCCCAGACCCTAGCACACAGGGTACTCCCCAATACTATGCCCAGTTCGATGTTTCTAATATGATCTTGGCCCCTACGCCTGATCAGAACTATGTTTGTGAACTGCATTACCTATATCGACCTGCCAGTCTTACTGCGGGCGCAGGGTCAGGAACAACCTGGCTAAGTGAAAACGCTGAACTGGCGTTGTTGTATGGAAGCCTTGTTGAGGCCTACATATTTATGAAAGGCGAGCAAGATGTAATGGCTATGTATAACTCTAAGTTTGCAGAAGCTATGACAGGTTTGAAAATGCTTGGTGAGGCTAAAGAGACCACTCAAGAGTATCGAGTTGGTAGAGTTATTCGACCCAAACAATAAATGTTGCAAGATTCGGCGTATAATGGTATTTGTGCTGACAAAATGAGGAGACTTTAACATGGCCTTTACAGGTAACTTTATGTGCACTTCTTTTAAGGTGGAAATCTTAAAGGGCGTTCACAACTTCACCGTTTCAACAGGTGATACGTTTAAACTGGCGTTATATGACAATACCGCATCGTTTACGGCGGCTACCACTGCGTACACCGCGACGAACGAAGTGGCTAACTCTGGTTCTTACTCAGCGGGCGGGGGTACGCTCACAAACGTGACGCCAACAACGTCGGGTACAACAGCTCTGACGGACTTTGCTGACCTTGAGTTCACGGCTGCTACAATCACCGCTCGCGGCGCATTGATCTATAACAGCAGCGCAGCAGGCAACCCAACTGTTGCGGTGTTGGACTTTGGCGCTGATAAAACCTCTACAACGGGTACTTTCACTATTCAGTTCCCAACAGCGGATGCCTCAAACGCTATCGTACGCATCTCTTAAACTTACTTAGAGGAGTCTGAGCCATGGCGTTTATCGTAGCCGATCGCGTAAAAGAGACCACGAACTCTACGGGAACGGGTACGTACGCCCTTGGCGGCGCTACCGCTGGTTTCCAAGCGTTCTCTGCGGTCACGTCCAACACGGATACTGTGTACTACGCAATATCTGACAATGTAGACTTTGAGGTCGGGGTGGGCACGTACGCTACCTCCGGCAACTCTATTTCTCGGACTACGATCCTGTCGTCGTCTAACTCAAACAGTGCTGTAAACTGGGGCGTAGGTACTAAGGATATTTTCCTGACCTACCCCGCTGAAAAAGCGGTACTCGAAGACGTGAGTAACAACGTAACCATCGGGAACAACCTAGTTGTCGGTGGTACTGTTGACGGACGGGATGTAGCCGCAGATGGTGTTACGGCTGACGCCGCTCTGCCTAGAGCTGGTGGAACAATGTCGGGGAATTTAATCCTCAACGCTGATCCGACTATCGCACTGCAGTCCGCAACTAAACAATATGTTGACACGATTGCGGCGGCGGGTATCCACTACCACCAGCCTTGCCGGGCTGAAACAACTGCGAACCTCAACGCTACCTATAGCAACGGTTCGAGCGGAGTTGGTGCAACACTGACTAACGCAGGCACCCAAGCGGCTATAGTTGTTGACGGCGTTACTCTTAGCGCAACCAACCGCGTCATGATTCAGCTTCAAACAAACCAAGCGCACAACGGGGTCTATACCGTCACTACAGTAGGTTCTGCCAGTACAAACTGGGTTCTTACCCGAGCTACAGACGCTGATTCCTACGCCCCAAGTG